CCTACATCGCCTTGTGGGCCTGCAACACCGGTAGCTCCTTGTGGCCCAGTAGCTCCTGCGTCACCCTGTGGTCCTGTAGCACCTACTAAAGATGGAATATAAGTGTTGCTCGCTTCAACAATGCGACCAGTACTGTCAACTGTAAAGGTAGCTATATTAGCAGAGACTCCAGTAGCTCCCCCATAGGTTCCAGCTACTACTCCTGTATTCTGCAAGTTAACAACAACTGTATTGCCACTTAAAGCTGTAGAAACTCCTGTGCCGCCGCTTACTACGAACACAGTGTTTTGCAGAACTATATACGCATTACCAGTATCGGCGGCAATGCGCAGGCTAGTATTGCTCATGCTAGCGTTAGCATAAGCTGCGTACACATTTAAGCTTTCGCTAACTGCTCTTGCGTTACCGTTAATAGTAGATAGGTAAGCAGACACGTTAGCTACTGTAATTTTACGCGTAATTAACCCACTCACATCATCAATTACAAAGACGTCTTCTGCTGCTACGTCAGTGCTAGATAGATTCTCAAGTTGGGTAATCTTAATATTAGCCATTGTATCTCCCCGCCGAAAAAATTAAACTGGTATTTCTTTTCGAACTATAATAATATCGTCATTCTGGGTAATTATAACATTGCCCGACTGGGTTAGCAATGGCTCAAATCCCTCATCCCCTGGTTGGGGGGTCAGCGAACGTAGTCGCTGAACAGTAGAAATTGAAAGCCTTAACCCAGTTCGTAGAGTCATTATACTCGCTCACTTATATACAGCGTTCCGCTGGAGTTTGATATAACAGATAAATACTTGGCATTTGCGCTAGATACGGTTTCTGCTCCTAGAGATATATCAATATATAGCCCAGAAGGTATGAAGTGTGAGTTAGCAGTGCTTGCTTCAACTGTTGGACCACCTATCTCAAAATACGCATCGCCTGTAGCGTAGATTGAGATTACACGAGTGTGAGTCCCAAAGGCGGAACTACGAGCAGGAATCGCACTGAGTGCGATAGCTTGACCGCCGTTAGGCTTGTACCCTAACACTGGAATTGGATAATTGGAATCATCACGCGGTTGTTTGCTCATTCTAATAAATCTTTCATTAATCTATCATAATTGTTAATTTGTACGGCTACAGCGGGACCTTTGGCTTGAGGTTTAAGAGTAGCTTCAACCTCTGCAAGATGCTTCATCCAATCTAAAAGGTCTTTCTTTGAGTAGATGCCAGTTTCGATTGCGTCTTGCACTTTTTGGTCAATTACTTGGTTGATTAGTGCAATTCGTCTAGCGCGGTTTAGATATCCTTGAGTAGCAAAAACGTTGTCAATATAAGTTTTTACTTCACGCTTTTCGACTACAGCGGTTACGCGATCAGCAGTTATACCATACTCATCAGCAATAGTTTCAATCGACTTGCCACTTAAGTAGTCGTTTGCTATTGCTAACACCACAGGATCTAGAGCCGGAGCTTCTAGGGTGCGATTCAACGCGTCAACTGTTGTTAGCGGTGATGTTATTTCTTGTGCCATTATTTTATCTCTAACCACTCTATTGAGGCTCTGCAAGTTGAGTCTGTAGTTTGCAGTCGTTGTGCTATAATAGCCAATACTTGGCTACTAGTACTATCATAATTTTGGTAAATTGCGTTCATTGGGTTATCTTCTACTACAACAGAAGCGGCAGCTCCTTTAGCAGCCGCAACAGCGAATCCGTCTTTCAATACAACATAGTTATTATCTGAAGCCCAGTTTGTTGCCATATTAGCTCCAGCGGCGTATTCACTCCAGCCATAGCCCGGAACGGCAGTCCAAGTTGGAGCAGTTAAAAACTTTGATGAATCAGGTAGAATTACAACTTTATAGTTGATATCTGCACTAGTAACTATTGAAAAGCTTCGCAATACATCATAGCTTCTATTCGGTTTCCCAATCAGTGTATTAGCTAGTCTAACGGCTAGCAGAGCTACTCCGGTAGTTCCTTGAGCTCCTGAGACTGCGATTTCGGCCCCAAGTCCTGTGCTTATAGATTTGGTAAAAGAATTTATTCCAACAGTACCTTCTACATACGCACTAGCACATATAATCATAAGGCTACTAATAGTTGCTGTTGCGCCACTATTGTATATCTCCCAGCGAAACGGTAAGCTGGGTTGATTCATGTACACTTCAGTTGCGCTGTTTGCATGATTAAAGTGGTGACCATACACTGGAACTCCATTGTGTACGAATCCAATACGCGCACGTCCTACTCCAAGCCACTGATAGTCAATAATAAGAATCTGAGCTTTTGAAAAGTCTAGATAGTCTAGGCTGTGTTGGTTCCAGTTAGCTTGTGAAACAACTTCAACGTCGACTCCATTTTTGCGAATAACAAACTCTGGAGTGAGTCCGTTCATGCGGAAAAATATTCCATTTAAATCGTCAAACATTCCCACTGCTTGTACTAAATTAGCTTTAGCTGGATTCATTACAAAAGTGATAAGACCCATAGTACTAGTACCGGATGTATAGGGATGATACTTTTTGGTCTGCCTAACTACTCGACTGCCCGTAGCAGTGGTAACTGACGCAATAAAGCAGTTACGAGCTTGGTCTGCTACCAGAGTTCCTCCTCCAGCAGTTAGATCGTTCATCATGATGCTAGTACCACTACCATACATGTATCTATAGTCACCTAGTAGTCTTGCTTCAGCTACACGCAGTCTACTAAAAGCAGTTAGGTTAGCAGTATCAGCTAGTGTAGTAGGGACTGGATTGCCTACATCGTTTTTAATTTCTTGTTCGGCGCTAAATAAATAGCTCATATAATTCTCCATCCATTACTGTATATTAGGGATAATGCGCCATTATTAATGGATAAGGTGGCGTTGGCGCTATTGTCTATTGTTCCAACAATTGAAATCGGGTTGGTTGCACAAGCTCCGCTTTCATCTTTTATAATAAGATGCTGACCTACAGCTCCTTCGTGTAGAGTGATGGTAACAGGTGCTGTATGGTTTACACCAATATAGTAGTCACTAGTGCTAGTCTCTATGCTAGAGACGTTAGAGCTGACGTAGCTGTCAGCTTGCAGCTGCTGAATTCTGCTAAAGTTAGTGTTAATTTTACCAAAAGCTGTGCGGAGTGGGTCTCCAGTGCCATCATCTGGTCCAAATCCTATGTTTACTAGTTGCATTTATAATCCTCTGTCTGCGGTAATTGTTGTGAGATCGGCGGTAAACCTAGTAGTATCCGCAGTAATTGTATCTGTATGCTTTACAATGTACAAAACTTCAATTTGCATGTCTACAATACCATAAGGCAGCATTAATCCTTCGTCTGTACGAACGCTGAGCACACGAGCATCAAGAATTAGCTCTCTATGCTCCTCGCTCAGTGATTGAACTGCTCGTTCAATAGTGCGAGCGTACGATTCTACCCCATCTAGCGTCTCTGTATGCGTATAACCACGGAGCGACGCTTTTAACACACCATAAGGAGCGTCAGTCCAGATACGAGACTCTGTCTCAACATGAAAACAAAAACAAGGATAGTCATTGAGTTGATGAATATAGCGAAACCCACGATATCCGCGAGTTGCAGTTTGTTCAATAAGATGATCTATAGTTGTGCTGATAACTGTATTACGCTTCGACATAAAACATCTCTATTTCCAGGTCACAGATGCCGAGCGGAGCAAATAGTCCTTCATCAGTTTCTATGCTGAGTACTCGCGCATCATCCATATAAGTAGCTCCTCGTTGTATAGCAATGTTAAACAAATCTTGAGTTTCAAGATCTTCACCTTGCTGAGTCGTAAGCACTCCCTGTTCAACTAGCGAGCCTAGCGTGAATGTTCTAGGAAAAGTGGAAATACACAGTTCTAGTTGTCTAGCTAAATATTCTGCATCGTCTAGTGCAGTTTCGCGCATAGTACGTGTATAACCACGTATGGCACAGCGTATGATATATAGTTTTTGTCCGTCGCTTAAATGTCTAATATTTGATGAATAGCTAGCAGTGGTTGGTCGAATAATTGAAAATGCTGGATAAGAGTGCAGCTCGCGACCATATCCAATATGTCGTGTGCTGCCTTCAATCTGTGATTCAATGTGGCGACCTAGCGCATCAAATATTTTTGCTATCATTGCTTATTGTACTGCTAGCTGCTGTGTTTGTCCAAAATTTTTTTAGAGGTAATCACACAGCTGTTGTATAGCTTGTATGTAACTGTATCACTCAGGTTGTACAGCACGATCACTAAACGATTCCACTAAACGGTCGTACTAAACGGTCGTACTAAACGATTCCACTAAACGATTCCACTAAACGATTCCGCTAAACTATCTCACTAAACTATCTCACTAAACTATCTCACTAAACGCTATCACTAAAC